GAGCAGGTCATCGAAATCCGGTTTTGAGGGGGTAGGGGGAGTAAAAGAATTGTTATCTTTAGTTTTTAGTTTTTCGTTTTTAGTTAAAGGGGCCTCCGAAACTGGGCCGGACTTGGGCCCAGCCTCGGCCCGTTTCGGGCCGGACTTGGGCCCAGCCTCGGCCTCAGTCTCGGAATCGTTGGAATTCCGCCGATTCTGGTGCTTGAGATAATCGTGGATGAGCAGCGTCTCATCATCGAGTGCATCCCAGAAGCCGAGCTCCACGAGCAGTCTCACGTCATCGGGTGCGGCCATGATGCGACGCAGGGCGAGCTTGGACAGCCGGCCATCGGTCATGTTGTCGCTCGAGTAGCTGATGGACATCACCCATGCCGCGAACGCGCTCGGATGTTCCAAAGCGAGCGACATGGTCTTGTCGTTGAGCCACAGCTTATTGCTGAGCCTCGCGTACCCCTTCGGCTCCGTCATCGCCCTTGTCCTTTCTCTTGTCTCTCTGGCATTCGGCTATCATCGCCTGCAGTTCGGGGCTGGCCTCGATGATCTCGCTGAACTTCGGGCCATCCCCGCTGGGCTTGGGTTTGCGCCGGTAGCCGCCGCGCGCCTCGGTGCGACGGCTACCACCTATGAATGCGTGCGAGCTAGTCTTCGCCATGATCCGGTCCCAACGGCAGACCGTCATTCAGCAATAGTGCGAACCGTTCGAGCGGGAGCCAGACGAGCGTCGGGTTGGAGGGCACCGGCTTCGCCTCGCGGCGCAGACGGTTAGCGAGCTCGCGGCGCCCATCCAAGCCGGACAACGCGTGCCCCATGTGCGCGGAGAGGAACCGTTCGAGCGTCTCCACGTCGAACACGGCCATCTGATGGGCCATGCCCTTGAGGCTTTTCACGCCCACGCCCTTGCGATGCTGGACGAGCACCCCGTAGGGAGTGTCCATGTTCGCCATCTCCACCAGCAGTTCGCGCCAGTGTTTGCGGTAGTTCGGCTGTTTCGTGTCCTTGCATTCCACGCACACCGGCTCGCCACAGAACCGGACGCCGATCAGATCGCCCTGGTCGGCGTTGCCATGCAACGGCATGCGGTCGATGCGCGTGTCCTGCAAAGCCCACGCGAGGTAACGCACCGTCCACGTCTCAAGGCTCGTGCCCTTTTTCTTGGCGGGGTTAACCATTCTGCTCACCGTCCTCGTGTGCGGCTTCGATGGCGATGGTCTCGAAGTTCGGCTGCTCGGTGGGGAACATGCTTTTGAGCGTGTCCATCGTCTCCGCGATGGAGAACTCGGAACTGCATGAGATGTGGTCGCCCATCGTGTACTCGAAACGCTGGCCGCAGACACGGCACCAGCGCGGCAACGGGTTCCGTTTCAGCAGCTGCTGCGTCTCCCTCAGGTCGGTGGTGCCTTCCTGAGCCCATACGGGTTTCTTGCAGCGCGGGCACAGCGACCAGGGGGGGCGTTTCACGACCGGTTTGGCCGGCGCGAACAGCTTCTTCATGGCCTTCTCCGTGGAACCGAACACCAAGGGCCACGAGTCCATGATCTGCTGATATCGTTCCTCCGGCCGGTCCTCGAAATCATCACGGAACCGGTTGAATTCCTCGATGCCGTGGAAGATATGGCTCGAGGCGAGCCACAGCAGGGTCACGGCCACGTAGTCGGGGTAATAGCGGTTAGGTTGCACGCTGACGCGCACGGTGGTGTCGTAGGAGAGTCCCGCCTCCGCGTCCAACGCGCTGTAGGACACCTCCATCGAGTGTGCGAGCGTAATCAATTGGTCTTTTTCAGCGTTCAATGTGATACTCCTCTTCGGCTTCCTCTTCGCATTCCGGGCATGGAATCGGCCGTGCCGGGTACAGCGTGCAGCCGTGCTTCGGGCAGACCGGTTCCACGTCCGACGGCGTCTCATCGTGATACAAATGCAGCATCAGAAGCTCGGATCACTGGACCATGGGTCGGAGGCCGGAGGCTGCGCCTGCCCCTGCGGCTGCTGCGTGTAACCGGCCTGAGTGCCGTAACCCTGCTGTCCGCCGTTCTTCTGTCGAACGTTGGTGATGGCGACGGCGCTGGCGTTGACGTTGCAGCTTGCGGTAGCCTCGCCCTTCTTGTTCGTGTAGGCGTCGAGGCCGCTGATTTCGCCCACGATGGTCACGTCCACGAACTGGTCCTGATTCTGACGCAGCTGGGCGATCTGGTCGAACACGGGGTTGAGGTTCGCGTAGCCAGCAGGCCACACCGAGTAGTACTGTTCCGGCTGGCTGACCCAGTTGCCGTTACGGTCACGGTAGCCCGGCGACACAGAGACGCGCAGGAACCGTTTACCGTTCTTCGTCTCCTGCACGCCCCACGCCGTGCCCTGGATGATGATGCTCGTCCTGCCCGCCATGGTCACTCGCCTTCCTTCACGCTGGCCTTCAACTGGCCCAGCACCTTGTCAAGCTCCGCTTCGGTCAGCTCATCGCTTGCCTTCACCTCACGATTCAGAATCTTCGTGATGGTCTCGCACGCCTCCGCGTCCGAAGCCACGCCCAACGCCTGGAAGCGGCGAATCATCTCCGCACGCTTCACATCCACCGGGGAAGGCTCCGCCTCGGGCTGGGTTTCCTGTTGCGGCTGTTCGGACTCGTCCACGCTCACGTCAACCGGCGAATCATCCACCGTCTCGTCGGGCAGGGGGCGGAACAGTTCGGAATAGTCGGGCGTGGTCTCGTCGGAGACGGCCGCGGACTGGGCTTCGACGCTCACCGGGAGCCATTTGAAGCTGCGGCGCACCACCGTCTTCAACGCCATGGCCTCATAGTCGGTGCGCCATGGGCCCTTGTTGCCTGCGGGGCTGCGGCGTTTGACGGCCTCGACTTCTTCCTTGGTCATGTGCACGAACACGCTTCCTGCAGGCAGCAGCTGGGCGTTCACATACACGTCGGTCAGCGTGGCCTCGGTGTGCGGCACGCCACGGGTGGCGCGGAACTTGAAGTGCTGGCCGGTCTCATCCTCCCAGTAATCGAATTCGTCGCCCTGGTACACGGCCTGCGCGTGAATGCTCTTCAACTGGCCGGAACGACGGGCCAACGCGATCATGCCGCGATAGCCGAGCACGAACATGGCCTCCTTCTGGCCGGTGCGCATGTTCTTGTTACCGAATGGCAGGATGTAGGCCATGCCGAGCCCGTTCACGTTCGACGGTTCCAGACCGAGGCTCGTGCAGCGCATGAAGCATGACAACACCGATTCGACCGAGCAGCTGGCCAGCTGGGGTTCGCGGTTGATGGTGCTCACGTACATCTGGTAGAGGCGCTTCTCGCTCATCTCCTGCGGCATGACCGCCGCGATGCGAGGCCAGCTCTTCTCGAGCAGCTGCTTCATCTGGCGCTGCGGGTTCATGGCCTGCATCTGCACGTTCTGCGCCTGTGTCGCTAACTGTCCCATAATCGGTTCTCCTTTACTTGGTTTTCTTCGGTTTGATTTCGCTGAATCGGAAGGTGCGGCCCTCCCACGGCTGCACGACCCGCGTGTAGCCCTTGCGCGTGCTGTGCTTGTAGGTGGCCTGCAGGTTGCCGCAGCGCACCCCCTCGTGGTCTCCGATGTAGGTGAGGATGCAGTCCTGCAGCTCCTCCTTGCGTGTCTTCAGTGCGTTGAGGTCGGCGGCCGCCTGCCTGTAGTCGGCCATGAGCTCGCGCAGATCAGTGCTGTCGCTCATGTCCTCGATGCCCTCCGAAGGCTCCGGGTAGGCTTTCGCCACGTCCGCGCCGGTGAGGGCGGGCATCTCGTCACGGGTGACGAAACCCCAGAAGTCCTCTGCCGCATGGATTACGGCGCTCACATCGTCCTCGTCGCGTTCGAAACGCACCTCCACCGGCTCCGCCTCGCCGATGTCCGCGTAGAAATACCCCCAGCGGAAGCCGGTGACGGCCATGTAATGCGTGACCTGAGCCACGTAGTAGGCGGGGGCGATAAGCTCGCCGGCGTCGTCATGCCAGTCGGTGCGGCCACGGTTCGCGTTCGCCGTCTTGATCTCGAGAATGCCCCACGAATCGCTCGCCTCGTCGTAGATGAAGCCGTCCAGCGAGGCGTGCATCAACGGGTAAGTCTTGGACACCAGGGAGATGTCGGTGCCGTCGATGACCTGGTATTCCGGGTGCAGGGCGCGGAATCGACGGCGCAGTTCGACCTCCAAGGCGTTGCCCTTGACGATCGCCCACTTGCCGCTGATATCCTCCGGCTGCTGACGGCCCGTCTTCTCCAACCACAGCTCGTACGGCGTGCTGTAGGGGTTGAGGCCGAGAATCGTGCCCATATCCGAACCGCCCACGCCCTTGGTGCGGAAGGCGAGCCACTCATCATGGCGCTGCCCCTTCGTTGCGCCAGCCTTCTTGAACCGGTGCACGTCGAACATGCCTGTTGCCTTCGCGGCCATGTTGATGGTCGCCCGTCTCATTGCACGTCCTCTTCAAGCGCGTCCAATACCGCCTCGTGCACCGTCTTCAACGTCTCGAACAATGCCTTGGATGCGGTCAGGGCGTCATCGGCGATGTCGAGTTGCCCCTCTTCGATGGCGCGTTCGGTGACGTGAATCGAATACTTCATGGCGAGCGCGAGCAGCGACATGTATTCGTCATGATGATCCGCCGGGGCGAGTGCGCCGGCGATGAGGTCGAACAGTCCACTGGCGAGGCGTTCGAAGCCTTCCGGCACGTCATCCTCCGTCTCCGTCTCCGGTTCGTCCGTGTCTGGTTCGACGGTCAGGTGCTCGGCGCCCAATGCGTCTGTGAGCATTTCCTCGAACTGCTTGACGGTCGGCTTGTTGTGCGATTCGCCGACCTGCTGTTGCAGGCGCTCAGCCAGTCGCGTGATGTGTTCGCTCATTGTTTCTTTCCTCCGCTTGTGGTTGGTATGAGTCGTTCGATTGATTTCAGGAGCATGATTCTGAATGTTTCGCGGTCGGTCTCCCAGAGGATGCGGCGCATGTCCGTGTCCGTGAGGAACCGGCCCAGCAGCTTGTCCCAATCCTGTTCAGGCGTAGAGGCGCTGCTTGCGCGGCTGCTTGTTGATGCGGTCAAAACGGGCCACCTCCTCGACCTCGAAGCCCAGCACCTGCATGGTGTCGGGGTCGGTGACCGGCGTCGGCCCCCAGCCTCGCGTGAGCTTGTTCTGGATGGTCTTCTTCGCCTTCCCGTAATGTTCGGCGAGCTGTTCCACCGTCATCAGGTTTGGTAATGGCGCACTCATCGGGGTATCCTTTCCATTGGAGTTTCTTTCCGCCCCAGTAGCCGCTGGGGCTTTTCCTTTTTTGCGTAACCTTGCGGTCGTGGACGGCCACGGAGTCGAACCGTGGTCCCGGTCTTTGCCGCGCATACATGACCTACGCGATCTTGACTGGGGGCAACCTGCACCGCCCGAAGCGGGACGCCGGAGAATAGACCAAAGCCGACATCCCGCCGGTGCAAGAAAACTGACACCGTATCTGTCAGTTGTTTTTTCAGTTATCAACGTGGGTTATTCGGTTTTCCTTCCGCTATGCCAGACGGTTTTCCACGCCGTCCGGCAAGACTTATTCGACGCCCGCCTCGCTCAACACCAGTGCGATCAGTCTTAACGGCACGAAGCCGAAGCCCATGAGCGCGGCCAACCCGTTCTCGATGGGATGCGCGCACCCCATGTGCGTCATCACCCAGCCGACGCACACCGCGAACACGACGGCCCACAGAATCAGGCGGCGTGTGAAACCGCGAGACAGTTCGCTGGCCTCCGGCTTCCGATAGCCTGAAGCGTGACGGCCATACTCTTTGGCGTTCATGGGTTTCTCTTTTCGTATAAGGCCCCTCCGCCGGTAGGCTTGGAACTGCGACATTCAAACCAACGACCCAGCGAAGGGAAGAATCAATTGAATTGGACTGAACCATCCGTATTGGTCGCGATTGCGGCCCTCCTGTGGAACTGCGTGCAGCAGAGACAAATCAACAAGATTCGCAGGAGCGACAGGATTGCGGCGCAGCACCTCGTGGCGACCTTGGATTCGGAAAGTCTGCGATGTATCCATTTCCGCAACGAGGGCACCATGACCCTGTATAGGCCCAAAGTGGATTCAGACTTCTTCCTAAGCAGCGGAATTCCAATTGCCAACGCGGAAATCTGCCTGAACATTCCACCGAATACGGAAGCGGTCTTTTCTCTCACCAATGCTTCTGACATTCCTCGCCTTCCTGATTTTCTCCGTATCCAGTGGATTGAGTGGACGCGGCTGAAGAAGAGGACTCACTACATGTCGGTATCGATGGTTGAAGTGAAGCGCGCTTACGTCGAGCGCGCTCGATCTCACGAAGGTCAAGCTCGTTCTTGATGGACAACCCGATATTCAGAAGGAAAAGTGCGATTATAAGAACCGTCGGACCGTTCATCACGCCACCTCCTTGCCAGCGAGCGCGGTGAATGAGTCAGGGAGCATTGTCATCGGTTCGACACACAGACAATCCGCATAAACGGCAATCTGGCCGATGGAAATGGAGGCTTTCCCGCTGAGCTGTCGACGAAGGGTCACATAGGGTGTCCCTGATTGGTCGGAAAGCCACTTAACGGAGCGCTTCGCGGCTTCCAGTGCGACTGCGATTTTATTTGCCACCTGTTTTGTGGTGCTCTCTTGATTAACCATATGGTTAATGTAAGCACCATTTGGATAGTTAGTCAAGTTAGTTTTTAATCTATATGGTTAATTTTCTCCCCGATATGTGTTATTCTTTATCCATGACCGAATATGGAGATCAATTTGCCGAAGCCATCGCAGAAGAGCTTCGAGCCCAAAAAGCCCGCATGGGGAAAACCAACGATGACATTGCAGAAGAAGTCGGGCTGAGTCCAGTCACCGTTCTTCGCTATCTAAAAGGACAAAGACAAATTCCCATCGATGTGTTTGGAGATCTATGCAAAGCGCTCGGAGCAAACGCCGCCGACATGACCCGCATCGCCTACGAGAAAGCGCAAACGGCATCGCGGATAGCGGAGACAAAACGTCTGGCACACAAGAGCGATGTCAGCCTTGCGGCTTACGGAGCAGAGGGAAAGGACTATTACATGAACCACGATGGAGAAGCATCGGCATGAAACGCCTTATTCCGTTCGACACGCACATGAACTATGGCCCCATGCGTATGGCGATTTATTCGAGCGGAATAGATGTCACCGTAGAAAGCGACATCTTAGACAATATGTGGGGTTGCTACTCAGAAGCAAACCGCGTCATTCTCATAGACAGAAGACTTACATACACCGCAAAAAAATGCGTGCTCATACACGAACTCGTCCATTGGCTGCACGCCGACTACCAATGCGGAATGCACGAGCAACGTACCAGATTGGAGGCCGCGCGGCTCCTAGTAGATTCGCAAAAATACCGTCAAGCAGAACAAACATACGGAGGAGCGCCTTGGCTCATAGCCTCGGAGCTCGACCTGACCATACAAACCATCACCGATTATCAGCAATGCCTACATGACTTTGCAGTAATCGCGCCTGAGAGGAGGTGTCTGATTGGAACACAAGCATGATGGAGTAATAAGGGCTGCCGTTCCCGTCGTTGGACAGTTTCTTTTCGACTCGGGCCAGTGCGTTCTGACCGGCGTGGCGCACCAGCTCTCCATAGACCATCTTCCGCGCGTCGAACTCAAACAGAGCCGCTCCGTCGCGGAAGATGCCGACATGCGGTTTGGCGTAGGAGCCCTTAGGCGTTGGAATCATGTCCAGGGACACCTCGATGTCAATGAAGCCCCTGCCGGACAACAGACTGTCCGCCATCGCGTTCGGTTTATAATCGCTGGCTTTAATGGAATCAACATCGTCCACGCTGTCCCATTTTCCGGCACCAATCATGGACGCTATGATCCGTTCGCTACGGCTTCTTCGTGTGGAGGGTGCGAGAGCCTTGATCGATTTGATGGTCGGTTCGTACCATTCATGCCAGACGCAACTAATAGTGCGCGCATGGACATCATCGAGATAGGCGCAAAGTCTGTCGTCGAAAACCACGCCGAATGGGAAACCGTGGTAGGAGAGCACGTAGCCGTTGCCGTTGCCACCTCCAAGGATATAGTCGAAGTCTTTGTTTCCATGGAATGGCACATTTGTCTTACGTCGAATGATTCCGGCTGTGAATATTTTGTCCCGTGGAATGTTCGCCACGACTGGTTCGTTATAGTTGTAGACGGTGTATTCGACTGTTCCGGCAACATGGGACTTGGAGGGAACCGGAATCGTATTCGTCGATTCTGCTTGTATCGCGACTTCGTCAACGGGAGTTTTCAAGGAAGTCGGCTTATTCCCGCTGCCGTCGAATCGATGCTTCCACGCGAATATGCCGATAAAGATGAAGAACGCCGAAAAGGCGAGAAGGGGCCAAGCGCCGAAGAAAACGAACAGCGCGCAAAAGACGGCCGCCGCATAGCACAGAATGGACAGAACCGTCAGCGTAACGGATTGTACAGTTGTTTTCCTTGCTCCGTGTTTGCTCATACCTCGATTCTACGAGCTGAGGAGTCATATACGTTAATCGCTTAGATAGAAGAATTGCCCTATCGGTCTTACACACCGATAGGGCGGTTGAAGATCCAGCTAGTTCAAGAAAGGAGGACGCTTCGCCTCTTATCCTACACGGGGCGAAGCATACCCATGGCCAACGTCACCAGATACAAGACTAGCAAAGGCGAAACCAGATACCGCGTGAGGTATCGCAAGCCGGACGGCACGCAGACCGACAAGCGCGGATTCCGCCGCAAGATAGACGCGGAGAACTGGGCGGCGAAAAGGGTCACCACAGCCAAGGCCGAGGGAACGTACATCGACCCGCAGGCCGGCAAGGCGACGGTGGGGGAGCTGGGGCCCGCCTGGCTGGCCAAGAAGAAGCTCAGCACCAAGCCCAGCCATTACCGTACCCTCGAAGGCGCATGGGAAAAGTGGGTGAAACCGGAATGGGGCAACACCCCGGTATCCGCAGTCACCCGCGAGACGACGCAACAATGGGTCACCGGAATCAGCCAGGGCAAGACCGTCAAGGACGAGCGGGGCAACGAGATAGTGCTCGCCAAACCCCGAAGCGCCAGCGTCGTCCTCCGCGCCCACGGCGTGCTCGCCGGAATATTGGACGACGCGAAGAAAGACCGGCGTATTCCGGACAATCCAGCGAGGGGCATCGAACTGCCACGCAAGCGCAGGAAGAAGCACGTGTATCTCACCGCCGAACAGCTTGACCGGCTGGCAGGTAGCGTCACCCCATGGAGACGAGACCTCGTCCTCGTGCTTGGACTATGCGGCATGCGATGGGGTGAACTCATACCCCTGAGGGTGATGGACGTCGATCTTGAAAAGCATCGTATATATATAGGAGTGAGCGCGCCGATGGTGGGCGGCGTCATCATCCCCGATGACACCAAGACCTACAAGGCCCGCGCCATCATGTACCCGGTCGTGCTGGACCCGATTATGCGCAGACTGTGCGCAGACCGGAAACCCGGCGACCTGTTGTTCGAACAGCCGGGACGCGAGGGCATGATGATACGCGAGTGGGGTAATGCGAGCCGCGATGACGGTTGGCTGTCGGTCGGCCTGCGGCGTGCCGGCATACCCGGCCACCTCACAATCCATGACCTGAGGCACACGGCCGCGAGTCTCATGGTTAGGGCGGGTGCGAACGTGAAGGCCGTGCAACGGCAGTTGGGGCACAAGAGCGCGGCCATGACGTTGGACGTGTACGCCGACCTTTTCGATGATGATCTGGACGAGCTGTCGGAGCGCATGGGTGAGATGCTGGCGCGTGAGAATGTGGGCAAAATGTGGGCAAATGAGGTTTCGAGAGCCGCATAATCGAGACGGGAGTAGGTCTGAGCGGCTTTTCTCCGTAGGGTTCGAGTCCCACCGGAGGCACCTTGAAATCGGCCTGTGGCCGATGCCGTTTTTGCGGCTGTGCCGTGGTCTCTCCCCAGTCGGCTTCGCCGACAGCCCCCCTCGTCAGAGGGGGCTCGCAGCTCACTATGTGGAGAGCTTATAAGGCCGAAACAAAAGGCCGTTAGGCTATGTGGCGTTGTGACGATGTACCTGATGAAACGAGGAATCCACATGGCTTCACGCTGGACCGATGTCGAACGAG